ACGGTCGGCAGAGAGTAGCGTCAATGCCCTGTTAGCAATCGTAATATTAGATACTGACATTTCCCCACTCCTTCGGATGTCCGAACACATCCTTTGTAACCCCTGAAAAACTCTTAACTTTATCTCCGAACACTTCTTTCAATTTATAGACTTCTCTATGTCGCCACTTGTCGTGCATATCTGGATTGTCTGTTGGTTTATAGAAATACCCTCGGTCATCCATTGGAATACCAACGAGAGCGACGCGCTTGTAACCGAGAAGCAAGGCGAGGTCAATACACGATAACCCACTAACTGATGTTCCGCCATTGAACCTCCAAACCCAATCAATCCGTATCTCCTCACCGACAGAATGAACAATTGACTTGTCATCCGGCCACTCCGCTGATCGCCACAGCTTAATCGCGCTAAGTTGCTTCTTATGCCAAGAAAAAAGGTGCTTCGCTTGCGGTATGACCATCCCTGCCACATTCACGCAGATAATGTCAGTACCTCCGAGAAGCACCTCACTTTCTTTAAATTCTGCCCACATCGACGAACCGCCACCAACAACCCTGCATGTCCCGTCAAACGTGCCAGCGATAACAGGGATTGCTGGCTCTGGGTATATCTTCTTCTCTTCTTCTGTTGCGTAGCGGTGTCTGTCGTCCATCAAAATCTCCGAGGGGGTAGGTTCCCCCACCCCCTCTGATTGATTACAGCGCGTAGATAACGGTCATATTGAACGTGCCAGTCCAGATGCCGGCGGTCGTAACAATAACCTGATTATCAGCAGTGCCTGTCACAACGTACCCGTTACCTGCGATAGCGTTCATGCTAACCCTACCGTTGGCTGTGGTCACGCTCGTGCCAGAAACAACATAACGGTCGTCATCCGTAGCATCGCCAGCCTTGAATGTGACAGTTGACCCCATGTCATCCCACTGGAACACAACATCAATAATCGTCGCGCCAGTCGGGATGATCGTTCCCATCGTGATCGTCGAAGCATTGGCAAGAGCTGAAGCCTCGTATGTATCAACGATGACATTCAGACTCGCGCCGGCCTGCCCCTGGTCAAGGATATTCGCTCCAGTGAACCCAGCGGCGGCTTTTGTCGCATTTACTCCAAGAACGGCTGCCATAGTATTTGTTACCTTTCTAGTTTTTGATCATTCTGTTTGTGATGTTTGAAGAAGTTGACCCAATCCATCCTATCAAAGTTAGCCTTTGTATGACATGATGCGCATAGCGCAATAATGAATGTCATCGCTAAACTCCATAATCATTCTTAATACTTAACACCAATTTCAACAACCTTGTCCTCTTCGAGACGGCTTGCGCCCATGCTCATCGAGAAGTACAGCTGTTTCGCAAAGTGCAACGTGCTTTCCTCGGTGATGCGGCTCTGCACATCGCGACCGATTGCCAACCCCATGCCTGACTGAGTATACAGCAAGCAATACCGTGTATCGCTGCCGTTATTGGCCAGACGCTCACTACGGATGACCTTGCACCCAAGATAGGTGTCAATAGTACCCTGCACAAGAGCCTTGACGCTATTATAGTCGGCCGACTTGATTTCGGTCGTGTTCAACAGGTCAGCCAACTCACCAGACCCGATGATAAGGAACTTCTGGTCAGACGGGTCAACGTCGTTTCCGTTGAGGATCTCAATGGCTGAGAGCCACTTGGCAAGCGTCATGCCAGTAGAACCTGCAGCAACCTTCTGCGCAGACGGAAGCACAGTTGATGTCCCGCCAGCCTTGCCAGTGTACGCCGTGCCACGAGCAGCGGCAATAACTAGGTCGTCGATCTTACGACCCATACCAGCAATACCGGACTTGACAATGGCAGACGACGGATCGCCAAGAGTGCGCACATCGTCCATCTTGTCAATCGCCTTCGCGATATAGAAGTCCTCAAGCGCGATGCGCCGACGAGCATACGAAGCGAGCGTCGGGTCAGTCTGCTCAAGCCTAGCACCACGAGCAGCCACCGTGAACGCTTCCAACTGATCCATGTAGGTCTCTTCACCGACAACGCCACTCTTGATAGTGACGGTGTTACGAAGGCGCGAGCCTTCCTGTTGCGCAAGCATCGAAACGATGCTTCCGTAACTCTTTGCGTAGATTTTTTCAGGGGATGCCATTTGAAACCTCCTTGTAGGGATAATGTAAAAAAGTTTTAACCTAACTCTCTCACGTTATCCCTACAAGGGGCGTGTACTTCGGGGTGCCTTTTGGGGGTCTCTCGACTTGTCCCTATACAACTACAAGATAACAGGGGCTTACGCTTGTCCTGCCATCGACATAGCCAACAGATCCAACGACCGCTGAACAGCCGCTTCGTGTTCAGGGTGCAACTCATTATGATACGGATGCTTCTTATCTCCAAGCATCGCGTTATATTCGCTCTGGGCTTCCTCTGGGGTCATTGTAACCCTCGCTTTCCCTGCGATCTTGTCTTCGGATACCATCTCAGCCAATTCAGCCATCCCCTCGATGAACCCTTTATCATTCGACAAGGCTTTCCATGCAGGGTGCAATTCTTTGCCCTTGAACACTGAATCAATTACCTTCTGCGCTCCAGCGACCTTCGCGTCATACGCAGCTCCCCACTTCTCGCGCAACTGTGTCTCGCTATCCCCGCGCATGTTCTTTGTTTTCTCGACCTCTTGATTGAAGGAACTTTCACGCATCTTTTTCCATGCGTTGAACATACCTTCAAGGTGCTTCTTTGGAACGCCCATCTCAAGCGCGGCCTTCTTAAACGCAGCCTTTTCCTCAGCACTAACGCGGATAGGCTCGGCCACATCGTCGTCGTTCAACTCGTAATCATCTTCCTTCTCTGGAGCCCCCGCCTTCGCCCAAAACGCCTTCCATTCTTCTGGAGTTGATTTCTCCGTCGGAACAACAATCTTATCTTTGCCTAACGCCTTTTGCAACTCAACATACGACTTGCCAAGATCGCCAACTGTTTTAAACTTCGTGATGCTCGGATTAGCCTTTAAATCTGCATCAAGGCCATCGAACCACTGCTCCTGCGGTTTCTGTTCTTCTTGCTGTTGCTGTTCTTCTGGCATCAGAGCTCCTTTTATACGGTCTGCTTATCCCGACATTCGGGGGCTAGATTGTCGCAATATTATTATCACAATACTAAGTTGCTTTTTCAACTACTTTTTGATAAATAGTAAATCCCTGTGAAATCTTTCTACAAGAACATACCCAATCCCTTCAAGCATCTTTCTTGTCATCTCATCAGTAAAGCCGTGCTTATCGCCAAGCCCTTTCAACTCAACACAAATCACAGGCGAACAACGCTTTATGGTATCCATAGCCCCAATGAGCGCGTAATGCTCATACCCCTCAACATCAAGCTGTATCAGATCAACGCCTGTCAGATTAAGGCTGTCTATTGTAATAACATCAAACTCATCGCCATTCTTTACTTGATGCGCTCCGATATTCCCAGGCTCAAATACATGTATCGCTCCGCGCCGAGAACAATCCCCGAGTGCCGCGTCTGTTGCTATTACAGGCGACTTATTCTGTCTTACGTTATACGATAGCGCGTCGAAGTTATCCCTATCAGGCTCAAATGTATACACCGTGTCGAAATGTTTTGCAAGCTCAATAGCCCATATCCCGATATTCCCACCAGCTTGAACACATACACGCCTATTGTCACAATGCGGCAATATCCGTCGGATGTCGGCGACTTCGCGAATTACCGTATCAAAACATTGTGTATCACCGTCTGGAACTGCCCACCCGTTCCTAATACTGAATGACATTCTGCCTCCAGGGTCTTGGCTCTCCGTGAAAGAACACAATCTCATCGCTATCTTTTATTCCTCGACGTTGAATGTCACATTTGAACGATACACAACTGTCCGTTAAATCTTGGATGAACGACACATCCTTTGCGTTCTTCTCAATAAATATCTGGTCGCCCCCTTCAAGGAACTCTGGCATATACAAAAACCGCTTATAGAGATAGTCGGTGTCATCATTCCAATACATTACAGATGATTGTAACGCATACTCACCGTTGCGTCCTCGATATACATCGCGCAACGCACAAAACTTGTTGCCACGAACCCGCGTCAGGAAATTAACAGGACGTTTCAGGATTATAGTATCTAGGTCAATGCATAAAGTCTCGACGGGTATCCTGAACATTTCCATCTTTGACCACCAAGCTGGCCAGTTGTTCTTGATCTTCAATGTCTCACAATCAAGTGGTACGTCAGATATGCAAACGAAATTAAATTCAGGCAGGAACTTCTTTACTTGGTCGCGGAGCTTATACACATGTTCTGGCGTATACTCTCCGCCTGTCTTTAACAAGGTGACAACGATCATTTGATCGCTTTCTTAGGACGCTCTTTCTTGGTATCAGGGCGCAACGCCATGTCTGCAATATGCCTGGCAAAATCCTGTTTCGCGCAATTCGCGGCCATAATCAATGCGTCTGTGCTAAAGGCCGAACGCTCCATGACACCAGACAGCATTATATCACGCAACACGCGTTTTCCTGCCGGCAACGAGAATATGTCCTCATAATCTTTCTTCAACGCGTCGGTCTGCGCAATACGCTTCTTCTGCACAATGTCAGCGTTGTCCATCAGGCTTCTCCTTTGCCTTAGCGAACGACGCAGTAGCAGCACCTGCATCCTTCGCAATCATCGCGCCCTGCTGGATTGTTGCAAGACGCATCGCCTGCATCTGCTGTTCAGCCTTCGCTTGCCGTGTAGCCTCAACAGTATCCTCATCATTGATAATATCCTGGTCAACAGAGAACGCTTTCGCAAACTTATCAACAACAACATCTGCGTTCACCTTATCGAGAACCTGCGGGGCCATCTGCGCCATCTGCCCGATAATCGCAATAAACGTCTGCATATCACGCGCCTGAACAGCCCTCTGTGCCTTCGCTAACGGACTGACATACACAACATCCCACTCAACGCCTTGTAGCTCCTGCGGGATCTGTGGCAACCTGCCTGCACGCAACATGATATTGAACGTCCTGTAGATGATAGGATTCAGGAACTCGGATTGCAACCTGCCAAGCACAGGCCCTAAAATCAACATCTTCTCTTGACTGCGCTCAATAACCTCAGTCGCGGTCATATCAGCACCATTCGCAAGCATCAAGAACAGGTCAACAAAGAACGCCTGCTTGATCTTCTGTTCTTGGCGTTGCATATAGTCAAGCCCGACTTGGATATTCCTATCGTGTTTAAGGGTCTGTACGGCCTGCCCCTGTGATAGCGGTTGACGCTGGTAATTCATCGCGTCCTTGCGCAGGTCAAGCGTGCCCATTAGCCCGTCATGCTCTGCCAACCAGGGCGGGTAAGCATCGAACTTCGCCGAGTCCTTGTAGAACATCGTCGCGTTATTCAATCTCTGGACACTCGAATAGCATGAATACATCGGGCCATACCCGTATGTTTCGCCGCTGTTCTTATAGAACCGAGGATACATATACGGGAACTCATCGTAGCCACCTTCGTGCATCATCTTCTTGTCAGCGCACGACACCCAATACGATGCGAACGGCTTATTCGTTCCGTCCTTCTTGCGAGGGTCGCGCTTATTCCTCGGACAGACGTAATGTATAAAATCAAACTTCTTATTGAAATCCTTATGGGCAATCGCCTCCAACACAGCCTTGCCTACCTTCGCCTCGCCCCACTTCTTATACGCCTGCCACGCTGTAAATTGGAACTTCCGATACAACATCGTCACCTTGTCACGGTCATCTTCAACGACAAACACTTCCTTCGGATGCCTTGAATAAAACCTCACAACGTCATCAACGTCCTCATCTTCATAGATAGGCCCGTTGCCGGCGATGCCAAGATCAAGGTATACCTCATGCGCCTGTGAATAGAAATTGCTATTCCCCAACACGGCATACATCGCATCAGAACTGTCTTGGAAAAACTTCGCAACACCGTTTGCGCGCATCATGCGCTCATCGCGAGCGCGAAGCTCAAACCACCGCTGTGACGCATTCGTCATGTACCCAGACAACCCTGCGGCGAGGATCAAATTCGACTGTATCGCCGTATCGTCATATATATCTTCAGGCAACTTCTCGCCTGGCTGGTATTCCATCTGAACGCCACGCTTACGCGGAGAGCCGTAATAGAACAGGTCTTCCCATGTCGTCTCAACAACCGTCCTGTCGGCCTTTGCTTTCTCAAACCCGTTCAATATCTCTGCTGTTGAATGTTCTGGCATATTACGTTTCCTTTATCCCCAACATATCCAATACGCCAGGCCCCGTCCTCTCAGGGAAAGAAATAATCCCACCAGAACGACGCGGCATTGGCCTCTTGACAACAGGGTTTATCCTCTTTTTTACTTCAACCTTCGGCGTGGGCTTTGTTGCATCAACATTGATCGTCACATTGATGTCCATATCAGACCCCCAGGATGCTCTTCATATTGACACTTGCTTGGTCGGTAGGAGCTAGTCCACCAGGGGCTGTAAGGATTGACTGTGTTGCGGACGCTTGCTTTGCTTTCAACTTCGCTCTGGCCGCATCCGCGGCTAACTGCGGGGCTTTCAATGACGCGTCAATCTGCGCCATGCCTACACGCTCTTGCGCTTCGGCGGCTTTCTTTGCGGCGGAAGCCTGTTTGCTTGCCGAGTACGCCGTCGCTCCAGCAAGAGCTGTGCCAAGAATAATTGCGGCTGTCACTGCACCCATATCACACCAACCTTTTCATATAAGAATGTTGAAACGGTTTATACCCAAACCGTTCGTAGAACTCACATGAACGGTCTCCATCAAGGCCCACCATCATTATATCTTGGCATCCTTTATTTTTCATCAAATTTTCAATATATTTCAAAAGACGCACTCCAACCGTACGATGTGTCTTTTTTACATACCAAACAACCTCTTGTGCTATCAGCCTTGACCCAAACACAAGCGGCGAGACAAACAAAACAATCATCCCAACAACCTCGCCGTCGACATCTGCAACATAGGCGACAACATTGTCGAGGCGTATAAACTGATCGAACTGCGCAGACGCTGCTTCCTTGTCAATATATTCTCTGCCTTCTGTATTAAGTCGCTCTTCGCCAAACTCAACCGCCAACTTAATCACAGCGTCCTTGTCTCTTTCTTCCATCTTTCTAATCATCTTATCGCCGCCTTCTGCACTGGTTTAATATCCTGCCTTGTGACACCATAAGTCATAGACAAATCCATCTGCTCACACATGGCAAGAGCGTCAACGAGATCAATATACATCGACTTGATTTCATCATTTGTCACGCCGGCAAGCTCAGTTTTCATCTCATCAAGCCAGTATGCTTCCTGCGGAAACCATATAGAATTCGTCTTGAACCGAGGTTGTAGCATTTTAATGCGCTCTAATTTCGACCCTATCTTGCCATGCTCAAGGGGAACAATAACAAACCTAACATTCCGTCGAGTCATTTCTTTATACACAAACGGTTCAAGGACTTGGTGAAAATGCCCCTTTTCTATCCCGAACCTGCGAACGCCATACTTCTGCACAACTTCGAACATCTTATCCAATAGCCCGACGCTATCCCACCGACCAAATGGAACTTCTAATAAATACCAATGACCGTCCTTCATCCTGGCGCAGACGATTATCGCCCTAAAGCATGATGTCAACCCTTTGCTCGACGCAGGGTCTAGCGTCGCAAACACCTCGACGGCATCGGAAACAATTTTATCCACCAACCCTTGAGAATAATACATATAACCTTCCGCCTTGAACACGCGTGTCGAATCATTGACAGCGACACACATGCGCTCGCGCAACCATATCCCTAACTTGCCCATCTGGTCAAATTGATGCCGTTCATTACGAATAAACTCTATCGAATACTTAGACGGCCACCTAGATACCTCAATAAGATCGTCGGCTATCGGAACGCGCATTGTCTTGAACCCAACATTCTCTGCATCAGAAAATATGCGCTCAATGATACACCTCTCGCCTAGATTATTCCCGATCATAAATATTCGCGTATACTGTCCGAGAAACTTAACATCTGATAAGAACCACTCCCAGTCTTTCTCCTGCACAGTATCTGAACGGCTATCCTCAATATCCTGAAGGTCATTACAGATTATAATGTCTGGCCGCTTGTCAGTATTCGCCAAGCCTCTGATTGACGCGCCCTTGCCATACGCCTCAAACGTAACAACAACGACCTCTCCGTCGTCATCTATACATTCACATATAAACGAGTTGGCTGCGGCTTTTACTGTGCGCGCAATCCTGGATGATATGGCGGGATTTGATAACGCTTCATTGCGAATTGCCGCGAGAGACTTTGTGGCTTGATCGTCATTGTTACGAATGATGACGATATAATTAAGTCTTCTCGACGGGAATGTCAGGCAATACAGAGGGAACGCTCTGTTGATATACTGATCTTTCGCCGACTCACGGAAACCCTCAATCGCAATATGCGCAGTTCCATTGAGTAGAATATCTGACCATATGTAGTGGAAATCGGCAGGAGCGCATTCCTTGTCGCCGTTGACAAGAACTATGTGCCTGAACTTTACTAGGTCTTTTCTTGATTTTCTGTATGACTCAATGGCAAGTGACTCGTCGAAAGCGACGGTCATACATTATCTCTCGACTTGGCAATGAGATTTTGCATGAAGATATTGTGAGAAAGCTCGCCGGTGACGTTGAGGTTCTGCGGGACAGACTTGCCAGCAAGATAAACTGCTACCTTGCGCTTGTCAGACTTAGACTCATTCGCGTCATTATAAAATTCTTCAACAATGCTCCAGGACTTCTCGATGACTCTGGCTCTTAAAGCCTCATCAACGGCGGAAGGCCTTCCTGCGCCAGGTCGCGCACCACCAGTATTAGGTCTTGCTCCACCTCTTGGCATGGTGAAATTTTTGAATAAACAACAAACCTCCTTGATTTTAAGTTATATCAAAATTGAACATCTGTCAAGGCTTTCTTGTGTATATTTCACCAGCGGTTGTCACCTTGTCAATCAAGCCATCTTGAAATGCTCTCCATCTAGACCAATCATGCGCGCCAGCATACATATTCTGAACCTTCTCATCAATCTCATCCTGCGTCATTTCTATTATTTCTCTCATTCCATCCTCCTTTTTTGCGTTTATTTGCGATTTAAGCCCCGATCTCGGTTTACTTGCCCATCATGGCGACAACCACGTTTATAAGCCCAGAAAGCGCGTAAAACACGCACAGAAGCCATTTCTGGTGATATGCCTCAAGTCCTGAAGCCAAGAAGAACATAGTTATGACTGCGATTGCGAAAATGTTCATGAGATCCTCATAATTGTGCCGTTGAAGGTTTTGAGGCAAGCCTCGATCATGGCCATGTCAAAGTCATCGAAACCGTGTAGTTTTTGGAACTCTTTTTTTGTCATATAAGTATTTGAATTAAATATGTATATATTAAAGTCTTATATACTCAGGGTCGTTTTGAATATTCTTACATTATTTGACATTTTGTTACATTCTGTTACAAGTGACAGAACTGAGTGACAGAAATTTTTTTTGTATTTTTTTACATAACCACATGTATTTTCAATGGTTAAGACAATATTGTTTTCGAGTGACAGAATGGTTTGGGGTCGCTCCGATTTTCTACGGTTGCTGTATATTATACGCATAGTACGTGTGTATACCCTATTTATTTTTAAATATAAAAAACTATTCAAAAAAAACTGTCACTCTTGTCACTCTTGATATAAGCCTATAAAAATCAACCAGTTGCAAAGTGACGGTTTTCATTTTCATTCTGTCCAAGTGATGTCACTGGAGTACGCGACTGGAGGCTGTATTCCGCTTGTTTTTGGTCTACAAGACACGCCGAAGAAGGCATATTTTCCTTTGTTGTCGCCTTCTGTTGTTATCCGAAGTTTCTGTATTCCACATGCGGATAAAAGTACTGGAAAGTTCTTTTTACCGTAATAATGCTCTTTCTCCTCAATCATGGTCATCTTATAAAAGCTCCAAAACTCAGAAGCAAGTGTATAGCAATTCTTTGTTTGATCTAAAGGGTAACAATACCTTTCAAGGAATTCGTGTAAAGAGTTCTCATTTTCTCTATACTCTTGAGTTGACATCTTTACGCATTGAGGTTCTTGTTCGCCTTCTTGCTCAAGCAACCGCAACCCATCAAGAAGCCAGTTGAAGATCCCAGACATTTCTGGATGAAGAAATTTAATATCATAATCTATTACTTTATCTTGTTCACTGAATTTATAATTAAAAGGTATCTTCTTAATTCTTCTCCAAGTGCCATCATCATCACCTTTAACGCTTGGGAGTGGGTTTGTTTCGAGAAACACTTTGAATGTCGGAACCATCTCAAAGAACTCTTTATTCAAGAAACGGACGCTCATTGGTTTTTTTGATGTAAATTGCTTCACTATACCAGTATCAAGTTCTTTGTTTGTTTCAAGTTCACTTGCGCATACCATGCGCATTTTGTTCATGGCGGCCCAATCGTTAGGGATAGCGTCATCTTTCTTTGCGATCAGGGATTGTGACCTAATGCTTGTAGCGTATGTTCCCATTCCCTTTTTTATTGTGTCAAAGATTGTTGATTTACCATTTGACCCACCGCCATGACATATAAAGAACATTTGTCTTGATATATCGCCAGTGAGACAATATCCAAGAACTTTTTGGACATACCTTATCATTTCTGTGTCATTGAGAAACACGATCTTCATAAGTCTTTCCCAATTCGGACACTTTGCAAGTGGATCAAAAATAAACTCTGCCTGGCGCGTAATGAATTTATCTGGAGTGAAAGGAAGCAGTTTAAATGTCCGTAAGTCAAATATCCCATTATTTATACATATTAGATAATTATCATTATCGAATACGCTATCTTTTACTGACATATCCTTTTTTGATACTGTAACCATATTATCAAGGCGCGACGATTCGCCAGACGACCTCACATGCGCTTTCCATGAATTTATAGTTTTTTGTTTTATATCTCTAACATCATCGTCGTCATCATCATAGATTGTAGGAACCCATGATGGTGTTTCCTGTATCATTTTGCTGTATGTTTTATCGGCGAAAGATTTGATTTTATGTGTTGAATCTCTCTCCCATATTTGTCCGTTATAGAAAAACCACCCACCTAGAGAATCAACGAATCGAAGGTCTTTTTGGTAAGATTTTGAGAAAATCCTGGCATTATATGTGTCATTTAATGGCAGTTTACGCTCATAATATAAATCAATGCCAAACTTCTCGTATACAATGTCTATCGCTTGTTCTAATACGTCGTCAGGCGTTGATCCTTTTCTTATCGAAGCGCAGTCAATGAGTTTCTCCATCATAGCGACCAAATGAAGCGAGTGCCCGCCAGATCCACAGCGACGACAACACCAGACATTCTTTTCTATATTAACTCCGAAATTTGTCCCTCCTTCGGATCCATGTAATGGATGCGGACAGAAAAACTCTGCTCCAGATCCTTTCTTCATATTTATTTTATAATACTTTAATACGTCAGTTATTGGCAGTGGGTAGTTGCGCCTTGAAAGGCCTTGTGGGGCAATGTCATCATGTGTTTTATAGAACTGCCCAAGTGTGTCGAACACTTGGTTGTAATCGACTTCGGCAATAGGAACGTCAGATATTACTGTGTATATTGCTTTAGTTTCGGGATGGACAGAGCCAGGGCCTACAACATAGAAATTGCCATTACGAATATCGCCACCCTGCTTCTTATTGTCGTCGGGATAATCAGGGTCTTTAAGAGATATTTTGTTTCTTGATGTTGGGAAATTTTTGAATTTGAAGTAGAAGTGTCGTTTCTTGTCTGACGACGACCGGACTGAAAATGTTTCTGGAAGAAGGTTCTCAACGGCATTAACATATTCAATATGATCGCAGTCAATTATCCCTATCCCTGTTATTGGGCCACAAATTACTCCATAATTATTGCCTTTTTCCACCCATTTAGATATTTCCCCTGATAGCAGGTGGTGTTCAGACTTTATTGGCCATTCTTTTATATGAACGTCTTTTCTGTGTCCGTCTATCTTTAGGAACTTTAGATGTTCAATGTGCTTCGGGATCATTTCTTTACCTCCGCTAAACCTTGCGCTATCCAGGCATTTTGTGAAGCATTCGACCTTCCGGGCCATCTATATACGGGTTTCGTCTTTCTATCTCTTTCTCCTTTTTCATCATAATAAATATGTCCCCATTCGGAGAACTCACTATCTGTAATAATATCGTGATAATGGTCATCAAGCAAACAACGCATTGTCTCAATTTTATTTAATATGCTAATAAAACATTTTCTCTTCTTTGCTGGTATTTCTTTGTCGTATAATAATTCACGAATCTTTTGCCTTGCCTCGTAACATTTTTTTGAAGCTCGAAAATGCTTACCAAGCCTACACGTCCTGTTCATTAAAATTTCAATTCTGTCTAACTTGATTTTGTTTCTCATAAATCCTCCTTAAAATAAAATGTTGCCTATCCCCCCGTGGACATACGGGAACGACGGTGAGAAGCCGTCTGGAATAGGCAACAAAAAAAGACGGCAGTCGCATGGCGACCACCGCCTTAAAATAACTATATTTCTCCATGAATGTCCTCATGAATATTGCCGCCTCTCAAACGGCAATATATATTATACACAACTATTTCTCTTTGTCAACCATCACCATCATAACAAGCTCCAAGTTCGCCTTGATCCTGGCAGATTTCTTACGGCAGGTGTGGCGTTCCATGGGGCGCAGGGATTTGCCGCAGAGTTTACAGCGATACATCGTTGAGCCTATCATAACAATTATCAAGAACCAAGCTCGTCACTTCATCGCCTGACTGGACGAGCCAGAATAGGACATCAACATGCTTGCTATCGTAGCGTTGTTTGAACTTAATCTGTTCTGGATCGAGCTTTGCCGGTTTGTCAGCACGCTTATGCTCTATAAATACAAAAGACAAATTTCTATCTTTGTTTATGAACAGAGCAATCCAATCCCAATGACCCGTTTCAGCGAGCTGAACCCACGAACCCCATTCTGTTTTTATTTTTCCTGTATTAACGCGCTGACAGTAAATAATATCCCCCGCCTGTTGTAAGCAGGCGAGTGATTTTTCGACTTCTTTTTTTACTACCGATTCAGGCGTTGTCATTCCTCTTCCCACGCGATTTCGGCAGGATCTTTAACCTGAGCCGTAGCACCAGACAATCCGGCGCATTTCTCAAAGTTATACCCGTCCACGTTGGCGTACTGCCCATTGTGAATGACATTTACGTAAGCCTGACGACCTATCCAACGGTCTGTATCAATCTCGATATTACCCTTATAATCCTCTCCGATAGCCTTCAGGAACAGGCGGGTTGCGAAGAAGCCCCTCCAAGCAGGATCAAGGCTTAACCGCTGAAGCGTTGTGCGGCCAAGTTCATCTCCAATGGCCACTTCAAGTTTCACGCAAACCGTGTTCTCATCAAGAACCATGCGGCCAGGCGCATTTGTGCTATCAAAAACATCTACGACTTGCATTAAATGCTCGCCCTCAGACGGCATTTCAAACTTCTTCTGTTCCGGCTCCCCGTCACCCATACCAATTGTGCGCTTTACCATTTTACTTTCCTTTCTTTTCTGAAACCTTGCCAGAAGCAATATCGGCGAGCTTTCTTTCATATACAGAAATGCCCTCTGCAATCTGTTCCGTCGTTAATTCTTCGAAAGATTCAACATCAAACTTATCAAGCATCTTTTGAATGCTTTCTTGAGAAACATTCAAGGTCTTAAATAGTCCTGTTATGCGCTCAACCTGTTCTGATGTAGCCATAATGATCGGCTTAGAAACTGCACCAAGCTTCTCCTCTCCAAACATCCGAGCGAAGGTTGCATAATCGCGCGGGAAAACAGATCCCTCTGGGAACTGCTTTAGGCGGGTCTTTCTGACAATTACATTCTTCCCGACAATTTCAAGCCAAAGATCAAGAGCAAATCCTGTCTTATCATAAGCATCATACCCCGTTCTGACCTCATCCTTCTTTGACCAATCAACCTTTGAATGGGCAATAAGGATAACATTCATGTCCATAAGATCAATCCAGCGTAGAAGCTCGCGGGAAGGCTTATTCGCCTCCTTTTTATCTCTACCAAACTCTGAACCACCCTTTGCTTCCGCCCTTGCCGCTTCCATAAAATAAGCGTGGCTGATGCTATCAAGTACAACAGATGAGAAAGAGTGCTTCTCTGTTGCCAATGATTTGAACTCCTGGTTCACGTCGGCAAATGTAGAAACACCTTGATCCGGCCCGACGTACTTTCCGCCACTCTTAATGAGCATTTCCTGATACTGCTCGCGCTGTGCGCCCCTCTCGATGTCTATATAATAGACATTTGGGAGTTGAATGGAAAAGAAGCTCTTTCCACATCCTGCCTCCCCACTAATGAGGATTTTTGCTCGCTTAACTTCCTTAACCTTTGGATCAACCGCTCGTAAAGCCATAGTGGCCTCCTTAATTACCGAGTTATCGGCGTCATCGGCTTTGAAACAGATCCGATACTGTATTTTTCGATGTATTTAATCGCATTATTCATTGTTACAGTACTATCTTTAAAATGTCCAAGCCCCATATTGCACTTCATACACAAGAGACCGCGCACCTTATTTGTAGAATGACAATGATCTACATATGGCTTTGTCATTAAATCGCCACAGATTTCACATCTACCGTTCTGTACTAACAACATTCTCTCGTACCCTTCTTTACTTATTCCATATACAACCTTTAGAGACGTATATCTATGTTTAGCCCTGTAATTATCACGCTTTAATACGCTCTTATCGTCCATCTTTAATTGATGACGCTTCCTCATATCTTCTCTATAACAGTCCTTGCATTTCTTTGATATTCTAAAAGAATCATGTCCAGAGGCTGTTTTAGTTATTCCTGAATAGAATAGGCTTAACTTCTTCTTCATTCCGCATACAACACAAATACGGACATCTTCTGGATTATATTCTTTAATCTTTTTCAAGAATATTTCCTTAGCTTTGTTTATTTGATAGTCTTTGTTACCATTAACATGTGGCATCGTTCTTCCCTATATAAGCCCTAATAGCATCATTATACACAGCATATTTAACCTTCCCCTCGCGCTTTGCCTTGCGCTCCATAGCCTCATCCAACGCTAAGTCAATCCTAACTGTCACAAGCCTCTCATTCGGTTTTTTCATACAATCTCCTAGCAGATTACTTTTATTAACTTCCATGATCCGTTTACAAGCCCATAAACATTAACAGTCCTGTCTGAATTTCTAACAATCTTCGTCTTCATAGCCCTCCTTTTTCTATCAGCTTGAGAATATGCTATCACGGAATTTCAAGTATGTCAAATTATTTTATTTGAAATATCTTCTTGACAATCTAAAATAATCTGTCATAATTTCTAATGGATAGGGGAACACGATATGAAAAACAATATGACAAAACAATTTAGCCCGGTCAGCGAGAGCAGTTCACGCCCGTCGTGTTCTTCCTCTATCCACCGTTGGCTGGGCATTATTTTTAAGGAGGCGTATATGTGGATGTACGACTTTAGGATCAACGAGGACAGGGAAGCGGATTT